GTTAGCTAATTGCTTAGCAGGAACTCTTTCAAATCCTTCCATTGTGATTGTATATCCGTTTCTGTCTGCAAATGCTGTTCCAGACTCTGCTGTACCACCATTGATTGCAAGACCAAAATCTTCTCCTAAATAGAAGATTGTTCCGTCATTTGTTTCTACAAACACTTTCATATTAGTGTTTTGTGCAAGTAATTTAATCTGATTTCTAGTAGATTGTTGTAATTTCAAGAATACTAATGAAAGCACTTGATTATACACAACTGTACCATTTTCTAAACTAGCTTGAATTGTCTCAACAAAATTAGAAGTATTCTTCTCAACTTGGAAAGTATAAACAGTTCCGCCTGTAGCACCTACTGTTAGGATTTCTTGGTCAGCGTTTTCTGTTATACCAGTAACGCAACCAGCTACCACATAAACTTGTTTAATACCCCCTACCGAGTCACGACAGCCTTTGCAGACGTTACTGGTTACATAGCATGATGAAAAACTCATATTTTTGTGTTTTAATTTTTAGTTTAGTTTGTTATGCAAGACCGTTAGTAATTACATACTGAGGCCATGCGATTTGCACACCCAATGAAAAATTACTTCTTAATCTTACCTCGTCAAAATCAGCAGAATAGAACATTTTTAATGTTTCAGCATCTGACATTAAGTTTACACCTAATACCATATAACCTGCTGGTGCTAATACTAATCTATTAGAACCTGATAAACCTCCCACTGGATGTACTAAGATGTTAGTAGCAGGGTGGAATGTTTTGAAATCCTCATAAGAAGATTCAGGATTGTAGTGATAGTAGTTAGCTGTTCTGTAGTTAATCAAATACTTTCTGTAGTTTGCATGAGACATGAAAACAACCCAGTCAGTTCTGTTAACAACGTCATCAGGGATTACTTCAATTAAGTTATCTACTTGAGATAACGCAGTTGATGAAGCAATAGCTGTTTGACCAGTTACTACGATACCACCTGTTACAGTTGTTTGACCTGTTCCAAATTGAGCAGTTAACTCCAAGAAACCAGAGAAACAAGTAGAAGCAGATGTTGCTTGCCACATTAAGTTCTCGCAGTATTGAGAGATTTGTTGTGTTTTAAGAATTGAGATTTGTTCTTCAAATGGAACTGTCTCATTATAATCACCCGGTTGAAGTAATTGTCCAACCCAGTAATCCGTGAGGTCACGAGGACATAAAGATTCGTTTACCTTGTATTGACAAGTTTGGATGTTTCTTTGAGTATAGATTGTTGTACCTGAAGCATCCCATCCGCAAGTACCATCTTGAACTACCAAGTTTGAGTTAAGCAAGTTGATTGCTTGAGACCCAACAACTCCTGGTTGTACCTTAATGATTTTTGCTGTTTCACCTTCTAAGATTGCCTTTCTGATTAATTCACCACCAACTTGGTCAGTGTATGTTGCTAATGAAGAAAGGTTGAAACTAAAATCATATTTTTTGTTGTTTGACATAATTTTCCTTTTTAATTTAAAAATTGTTTATTTATTTTTTTGCAGTGCTTGTAGCTCTGATTTTGATTAATTGTGAGATGTAATCATTTTTTTGTTCTTTCAACTCACTAATTAAGTTATTTGGTTGTTTGATTGGGTCGCCAGCAGGTTCTTTAGAGAACTTTGAAACTTTTGATTTCATGTCCTCATAGTTGCTAGCAATCTCTTCCATTTTTTGCATTATAGCTTCAACCTTAGCCATAATTTCGTTTTTGAAACCTTCGTCAGTAATATCATTACCGCTTGATAATCCTGGAGTCATACCGTCAATCATTCCCATATCTTCAGGGTTTGATTCTTCAATATTTTCTCTTTCTGTAATCTTGCCATCTTTTACAATGACTCTGAAGACAACGTCTTTTCCTTCACTATCTTTAAGAGCTAATTCATGCTCTCCATCAGGTGCTGGACTTTCTTTGCCATCAGGACTAACTATAGAAATGTCTTCTCCAATATCAAAAGTAGGTGACTTTACAACTGTACCATCTTTCAATGTAGCTTCTGTAAATTGTTTCTTTTCCATATCGTATTTTATTTCTTGGACTAATCCGTCCTTGATTTTTATTTTGGTTGTGTCCTCCAATTCAAATTCTCCTTCTGGTGCAGGTAACTGACCATTATCGGTGATAATATAAATAGGCTCCCCAACAGATAGTTGTGAATCAGATATTAATTCACCTGTACCATCGGCAAGCTTATAGGAATTGAACTTATACAATCCAAGTAGTTTGTTTATTTTTTTGATAGCCTCTTGGTAATTCATCTTACTTCGTTTAATATATTTTTTATTTCGTCTAATACTTGATGAGTATGAGCGTTAAACTTTGCTCTTTCCAAAAAGTATCCTTGAACTGAAAAACCTTTAAGTTTTCCATCTTTTACCATTTGCCAGGTATTTTCGTCATCAACCTTAACAATACACATCCAAGTACCTTTAGGGTAGTTCATACCAAATACTTGTTGTTTATCTTTTTCAGGGTCTTCAACTATCCAACTTTCAACTACATCAACTCCATTAAGGAATCTTCTGCCATGCTCAATATTGGTCTTATCCAATAACTTCTCTTGCATGAATTTTTGTTGTAGTTTTACAATTGTTTCGGCTGTAAAGTATACATAGTAAATCTCCCCTGTTATTTCATTCCTTCTAATAATCATCTTATCAGGAATCATAGCGGGGCCTACTACTAATTTTTTCTCATTATTAAATACTGAAAATGTCATCTCTTGTTCAGCACTCATTTCTTCATTCTTCTTTATTGTTGATTCAACCCAAGATAGAGCTTCCACTCCACCCCAAGCATCCATCGCTAATTTACCACAACCATCATCGTATGACTTAGAACTTTCCAAATCTACTTTATGTCTTGTAATATAGGCTTTCATTCTCTTTACCGTCTCAATAGAGATAGGTTTTCCTTGTGCTAATTGTTGTGCTCTAACTTTACCTACTTGAGTCATACAACCTCTTGGATTACCTGTCTTTTCGATATAATCTAAAGCCGCCTGCGCGTTTTCACGGATAAGTGCAGGATAATCATCAAAGCTAGCAAAATCACCAATAACATAGTTTCCATCTTCACTCATTTCTTCTTTTATTGGAACACAATTAGGGTCACCATTGTCTTTCAAACCAATAGGTTCATATCCTTCCCAACAAGCATCTTCCAATCCAAACTTAATTCCAATATCCCCAAGTTCTTTAATAACATCTTCATTGTTATCATAATGTTTTGCAATACCCAATTCTTTAATCTTTTCAACCTTTGCTTTATTACTACCTGTAGCAAATACTCTTGAGTTGGGGATTCCTAACTCTGTAGCTCGTTTTAACATACCTTCCTTGTCATTTCTTGCTGAAATGATATACAGAGTCATCCCTTTTTTAATAAGGTCTTCTGCGGTCTTAAAACCCCTATCTGTTGATAAGGTATCATCGTAATCAATACTAATCTTTTCACCAGCGAAATCTTCAGGATGTTTTTCACATGGCATATAAAGTGTAACATCACCATACTTGTGTTCGTGTGAACCTTTGCAACCCATAACCTCAGCTAACGCTTCAGCATCTTCTTTGTTTTCAAATAAAGGTAATGACGCTAACACTGGTTTTCTAACCAATTCCCCACCTACTTCGTCAGTATATGGAGGTAATGCACTTACATCTTCGCTAAATTTCTTCATTAATTTAATGATAATAAGTATAATGTTTCCGCAACCAATTGTGCGATTTCATCAATTTGGTTTTGAATCCAAGTTTCTTTATAAAGATTACCTCTTTCTGATTGAACATAGTCATATACCTTCTTGAAGTAAGCTATAACTTGTTCCTTTGACTTATAATCTTCAGGGCTATGTGTTGTATATCCTTGAGGTCTTCCGTAGATACCAGCAACTGATTCAACCAAACCATCTAATAACTCTAATATTTCATCATAAAAGTTATTTAATGCTTTATGTTCTGCTAATGATTTTGTTTGGTTGTGCCAAAATATAGATTGTTGTTTACAACTATTCAGGGTTGATAAAAAATCTGTAAATGTTGCCATATTATTTAAATAATTTCTTTGTTTGAATTTTACCAAATCCAACTCTTGGTGGGGTATTACCCGCATTTATTGTAGCTGTTGTTCTTGTATCAGGGCCAGGCATATTATCTGTATCTATCAATCCTCTTTCTACTTCATCACTATTGATAATTCTACCTTCTCTCTTGTAGATAAGTTGTACCCACCTGTGTCTACAATTATAAGAACCTCTCCACGTAAACATGTCGTATCCATCAGGCCCAACAGGATTAATACTCCTATCAGACATATTCATTATATCCTCAATTCTGAATACTTTACTAGCACCCATCATTTCAGCACAGAATGTTCTGTTCTTTGTATCTTTAGGCCCAACATATTTGTATCTATATCTAACCTCATTTGTATCTTGAGCTGACGTATCGTCAGGATGAGAAATGATTTGGAATTCTTGTTTTCCAACATTTCTTAATTCGGCAATGTACCAACCTTCTTTTTCTAATAAACCTTGAGGTTCACCATAAGCGTGGAACATCTGAATAACTTTAGGGACTTCTTCATCAGATAAAACATAATGTTTGTTATCTTCTTGTTTGTTAAAAAATTGAAAGTCAGCTTCGTGTGCGGGAAGCTCAACAAGAGCGATTCCGTCTAAACCAGCTTCCTCATCTCCATCTTGGATAATTAATTCAATAATTTTAGGCGAAGTCATATTTACTAAAAGTTTCTCCTCTCACTATTCTTGCGATAGTTTCTTTATAGACACCATATTTTTTTGCTAATTTTGGATAAGATGTTTTGGTGTTCTTATATTCCTCTCTTATCATTTTGGCTTGTTCGTTTGTAAGTTTTGATAGTGCTGCTTTCTCACCCCATATACAAGTTTTAATCACTTCGTCTCTATGTTTGAGGTTTTCTTGTTGAGTAGTCCATTCAAGATTTTCAACTCTATTATCTAACTTATTTCCGTTTTTATGATTTACTTGTTTCTTACCTTCAGGATTACATAAATAAGTTTCAGCAACTAATCTATGAACCAATTTCTTTTTACCATCTATGTTTGTGATAAGGTAGTTTTTATCTAATGTAAGTTTTTTCTCCTTACCATTTTTGTAAATCTTACCTTCTTTGGAAATAAAATATGGTGTCATCTAATTATAAATATCAATTTATGTGAAAAAGTAAAAAATTATAGAGTAG